CACCGGCAGCTCAGCGGCAGCGCGCCATGGACGAGTTCCAAGACCCAGCGAGCACGACGCGCATCATTGTCGGCAACATCGCGGCCATGAGCGAGGGCGTTGACTTAAGCGCCGCAGACGTTGTGGTGTTTGTCGAGGCGACGTGGCAGACGTCAGCGCTTGAGCAGGCAAGCAGCCGCGTCGAGAACATCGCCAAGGCAGGCACCAAGCCATTGGTCTACTTGCTGACAATCCGAGCATCACTTGACCACAACGTGCTGGGCAAGGTACTGCGCAAACTCAACGTCATTGACCAAATCATTTAACCAAGGAGAAGCAGATGAAATCTATGGCACAGAGGATCAGAGAGACGGTGCAGGAGCACCCGGACTGGACGCCAAGGCAGGTGGCCGAGGCGTGTGGCGCAACACGCAACCGCGTCTACCAGGTCACGCACTACGTCAAGAAGTCAGGCGAGCGAAAGATTCTCAAGCTCAAGCGCAAGATGATGACGCTCAAGCCGGTGCAGGCGCAGGTCATCAGCACCAAGGCAGACACCGACGCCAACGTGCGGCAGGTCGGCGGCGGGCACTACAAGGACAAGGCCATCCAGCCGTGGGACTACATTGCCAGCAACAAGCTGGGCTACTTGGAGGGAAACATCATCAAGTATGTGTCCAGGTGGCAAGACAAGGGCGGCATCGAGGACTTGCGTAAAGCACGTCACTATCTTGACAAACTGATTGAGGTGAACCTATGAAAGATTCAAAAGCAAGACTACAGATTGCGTTGATTGCGAGTAACGTGCTTCCAATGATTGGACTTAATGATGAAAGCAAAAAAGAGAAAAACGTCGTTAAAAAATTTGTCGCGTTGCAAGATGAAATATCACTCGCGCTGTTGATAGCTGAAGCCATGGTTAAAAATGCAAATACTTTCTGCGTAGAAACTGAAACAGAGGATGACCAAAATGAGTGACCCATTCAAGATACTTGAACCGACCTGCATCAGCTTCAGCGGTGGGCGTACCAGCGCCTATATGCTTTGGCGCGTGCTGCAAAGCAATAACGGTCTGCCAGATGATGCTGTCGTCTGCTTTGCCAACACAGGTAAAGAGGATGAGGCCACGCTTAAATTTGTCCACGACTGCGAGACAAACTGGAATGTGCCAATTACATGGCTTGAATATGCTGACGCAAACAAACCAGCGGACAGATGGAAAACTGTTCAGTTTGATTCGGCATCACGCAATGGCGAACCATTTGAAATGCTAATCAATAAAAAAAAATACTTGCCAAATACTTTTGCTAGATTTTGTACACAGGAACTAAAGATTCTTCCAATCAACAAATACATGAGCAGCATTGGGTTTGATGAGTTTGTGACTTTTGTTGGCATCCGACATGATGAGCCACGGCGAGTCGCAAAGATGAAAAACAACAAAGACATCAAAGAAACGCCATTGGCGTCTGCTGGTGTTGTTGTCTCTGATGTGCTTGGGTTTTGGGAAAAGCAGAACTTCAACCTTGACACAGTAACAGTCAACGGCAACTCGCTACTAAGTAATTGCGACCTATGCTTTCTTAAAAAAACAGACCATCTTCTTGGGCTTGTAGCTGACAAACCCGAACGTGCTATTTGGTGGGCGCAGATGGAGGAGAGGGTTGGCGCACGGTTTAACCAAGCTAGGCCAAGCTACTCGGAGCTTATGAAATACAACAAGTCACAAATAACACTTTTTAAAGACGAAGAATCAATCCCTTGTTTTTGTGGAGATTAAAAAATGTCAGAAATTGCACACGCACAACGTACACACGCACGCTTGTCCGCTAGCCGAGCAGAGCGGTTCATGCTATGCCCAGGCAGCGTTAAGCTGGAGTCGCGGATGCCGTGGGAGCCTCCCGGCGAGGCGGCGAAGATTGGCACGGCGATCCATGAGCTGTCGGAGGCCATGCTGCGCGGCGACGCGCTCAACCCTGCCGACTACCCCGACGACCACTGGAACATGGCCAACGAGTACGCCGAGTTTGTCAACAACCTGTGCGTCAAGCCCAGTCGCAAGCTGATCGAGGTCAACCTGGACGAGGGTCTCAAGAGCCTGCACCCGGCGCTCGGTGGCACGGCTGACGCTGTCCTGACCGAGAAGCGCACGCTGCACGTCGTTGACCTCAAGACCGGGCGCATACCTGTCAGCGCCCACAACAACAAGCAGATGCTGACCTACGCCCTGGGCGCCATGCGGCAGTTTGGCGCGCCAGCCGACATCGAGGTGGCGATGCACATATTCCAGCCTCGTACCGGGCACAACGTCTGGATAACCGACGGGATGACGGTCATTGCCCACGGCCACGAACTCAAGGTCGCAGCCGAGGCGGCGCTGTCGGATGACGCGCCCATCAACCCAGGCGGCTCCCAGTGCCAGTGGTGCCGCGCCAAGCCCATCTGCCCAGCGCTGCGTGAGCGGGTGCAGGACGCCGCGCGTACCGAGTTCAACACCGCAGCACCCAACGCATCGGCAGAGGGCGCGGACATGGACGAGGACGCCACCGAGGCGCCCGACGTCACAGCCGAGGTGCTGGAGGAGGCGCAGCTGGCCATCCTTTGGGGCGAGTCGGTGGTCAGCGCAGCCAAGCAGCAGCTGACCGCAGGCAAGGCCATCGAGGGCTGGCAACTACGCGCCGGTCGCAAGACCCGGTTCTGGCGCGACGAGGCGATGGTGCGCGAGGCGCTCAAGGATCACCCCGAGGCGTTTGACGTGCGCAGCCCATCTGCTGTGGCAAAGCTCGGCATCGAACTCTCGGACGACCTGGTCGGCGTCAAGGAGTCAGCGCCGAGCCTTGTGCGCTCCAAGTCGAGCGAGTAACATCCCCGACTCACGCCAAAAAAAAGCCAGCGGGCGTAACCGCTGGCTGAAGGCTCTCTGAAGAACCGAGGAGACGAAATGGCTACCGATAGAGCGAGTAACCGATGACTATTTTAGACCAACAAACGACGACAGACGAGCGCTCCAGGCGGGTCGCGCTGGCCATTGCCCAGCTATGCCCCGACGCGCTTTTCTGCACCTTTTTCCCTACGCCAGACGGGCGCAAGATTCCCTACAACAAGCGCGGCCAGGGCGTGGCCGCAGAGACCCCAGCCGAGAACCTTTACACCGCAGCCGAGGTCAAGACGGCCAGCATCCCCAGCGGCCACCTGTGGGGCGTGGTCATGCACCACCCGGTCAGAGACCCGTTTGGCGGGCTGCTGACGGTGCTGGACGTGGACATGAAGCGCTCGGACGCAACCACAGACGTCCGCATACAGCGGCTTGGCAAGTGGGCCAAGGAGCATGGGCACCTCACTGAGCGCAGCTACTCAGGCAAGGGCAGGCACGTCATCCTGCTGGCAGACGACGAGCCAGGGCTGCTGGCCAGTTATCGGCTCGGCAACCACCAAGAAATCGAGGTGTTCGGGCAGCAGTCGAGCGCAGGCAAGTCGGTCATGTTGACCGGCGACGAGATGTCCCAGGCGGCGCTCGGCGACGAGACCGTCAGGCTGACAGAGGTGCTCCACCAGCTCGGCATTGAGGACGTCCAGGAGCAGATTGACAACAAGGCACAATTGGTCACACCGCCCACGCCTGTCGTCAGCAACTACGGGCGTGACGACCTGCAGAGGGCGGCTGACGCGCTGGAGTACGTGACGCCTGACGTTGAGTACAACGACTGGATCATGGTCGGTCAAGCGCTGCACGACGCGTTTGGAGATGCAGGGCGTGACGTGTGGCAGTCGTGGTCAAGCGGTGGCGGCAAGTACAAGGGCGACAAGGACATCGAGACCCATTGGCGGTCGTTCCACCAAGGCAAAGGCGTGGGGCTGGGTAGCCTCTACAACCTAGCCAAGCAGGGCGGCTGGAAGCCACCGACCAAGGCGTCGGAGCGGCGCACGGCTGTCGAGGACTTTGGGTTGGCTATCAGGGCAGCGCAGGATGTAATACAAGTAAACAACGCCGAGACGCAGGCGGAGGACGGCGCCCCAGCACCAGATGCAACGCACTGGCCTGAGCTGTCCTACGACCTGTCCAAGCCACGCGGCGTGGACTACCTGATCGACGGCTACCTGGCGCACAGCCTGTCACTGATAGCAGGGCAACCCGGCGTCGGTAAGACCACGGTCATGACCAGCTTGGCCCTGATCGCCAGCGGCCACAGCCTGCCCGATTGCAGCCTCAAGGCGCCAGTCAAGCGCAGGGTCATCTACGTGACAGAGGATACCGAGCAGGTCGTGCGCAGCCTCTACGCCCATGTCAAGCGTCACGGCCTTGACATAGACCAAGTCAAGCAGTCGGTCGTGGTCATCGAGGCCAAGCGCAGCCAGCTGCCTGACCTGCTCAAGCTGGCAGAGAACGTCATAAACCACACCATCGACGGCAACCGGCCGTGGCTCATCCTTGACACCGCCAACGCGACCCTAGACCTTGAGAACGAGAACGACAACAGCGAGGTGGGCGCCTACATCTCAGGCCTCAAGCAGACGCTGTATGTGCAGCTGGGCGTGCCAATCAGCATCATCCACCACACCAACAAGCAGATCAGCCGCACCGACGCAGAGGCCATGGGTCGTGGCGCGTCAGCCCTGACGGGCGACGTGACGCTGACGGCGGTCATATTCATGGATGAGGACGGCAACCGCTACATGAGGTTAGCCAAGCGGCGGTACGAGCCGAGCTTTGACGAGCTGGCGTTCACCAGCGACACATTTACAGAGCCAGCCACCACAAGCTACGGCGATTTGCAGGAACTCACCCTGCGGGTCGTGGTGCCCAAGCCATCGAGCGAGGACGAGCGCAAGCAGGCAGCAGCCGAGCGGCGGGCGATGGAGCAGGACTCGGCGATGTCAGAAAAGGCAGACCTGGCGGTCAACTACGTCACCGACCTGATCAATCAGTACGGCCCGCTGGCCATCAAGATGGGGTCAGGCGGCAGCAACAAGCCGCCCCAAGAACTCAGCGGACTGCACCGGGTCAACTGGGCGGACATCATCTCAAACGTACCCGGCGGCGACGGCAAGCACGAGACCAGGCGCGCGATTAAGAGTGCGATCCTGGATAGGATGCAGGTGGTCGCTGACGCCGGGTGGGGTCGGATTGATGTGGTCAATGGTTGACTTGAGCGTCAACGGGTACAACGGGTATACCCAATGGGTACAACGGGTACCTGTTGAAACCAAAGTCCTATGGGGAGGGTACGGTAAGCGCGCTCAAAGCGCTTACCTACCTGACCCTTTGGTCTCCAAGAGGTACGGCGATTTTCCTTTAGGCATACCCGTTGGAAAATACCCGTTGGAACTGCACAAAAAATGAGCAATGGCGAAAAAATGGCAAATGAATTGGAAAGTATACATACCCAATGGGTAGAGGATAGGACGCGGTGCGAGGACTGCAGGCACGAGTCGGTGAGGGGGCAGACGTGGAAATTCAGCGGCGTGCGCTGGCAGCACATGGTCACGGACAATCTGCCGCAGCACCGTTGGATGTTCAAGGTGGCCATCCCGCGAAAGGACGAGGAGCAGGGCATCGACCTGGTGTTCGTGCCGTTCCGCCAGCGTTGGTGCGGTTGGTATGGGCACGCAGCCATGGAGGCTGGGGTGCTGTGGCGCTGCGACCACTTTCAAGCGAAAATTGACAACCAGGACAACGAGCAGGAGGGTGACCAATGGTGGTCGGAAAGCATCGACTTAGAGTCGAGCACACAGAGCAAAGCAAACTGGTGGGAATGATCCGGGCCTTCCATCCGGGGGTGGTGGTGGCAGCGATACCGAATGGAGGCGGTAGAACGGCCTCAGAGCGCGTCAGCCTGCACGCGGAGGGGGTGCTATCGGGTATGCCTGATTTAGCCGTCCTGAAGCCGTCTCATGGGTTCCATGGGCTATTCCTGGAGATGAAGACCCGCGAGGGTGTCGAGAGCGCCGCGCAGAAGGACATCGCTAGGCGTCTGAACAAGGAGGGCTACCTGTGCTTGGTCGCGCGCTCAAGTCAGGACGCCTTCAAGATCGTGACCGACTATTTGATGGAGGAGTCAAGTGAACGAGCCGCCTAAGACCGTGACCGCAGCCGAGCATCCCGTAACCACGACCTCAGAGCTGGCGGAGCGTAATGCGCAGAACATAGTGGCTCACCAGGCGCAGAAGGCGGAGGTTAAGAGGTGCAGCAAGGTGATCCACGCCTTTGGTGGCGAGCAGGCTGTGTGGGATGCGCTGGAGGCTGGGACGCTGACCAAGGCGCTGTGTCAGCAGCTGGGCGTCCATGTGTCCACGTTTGCCCGTTGGGTCGATAGAGGGGGTGAGGAGCGCACCGCCGCTTACGCACGCGCGCGTGCGCGAGGAGCTCATTCTATCGCCGAGGACGCCCTGACGATCGCCGACGAGGCAAGCCCTGCCGACGTCCAGGTGGCACGGCTGCGGGTCGATACCCGCAAGTGGATCGCCGGGAAGCTGAACCCTGACGAGTACAGCGACAAGGCGCAGCCCGCCGTGAACATCGACCTTGGCTCACTGGCCCTGGACGCCCTGCGGCTGCGCTCGGTTGACAAGCCCGTTTACGACCATGACGAGGATAGAGTAAACCCTGATTCGGAGTAAGCGCTCACTAACCTCGAGGATGTCCGGGGTGCCTGCCGCGCCAGCCGGGGACGGCGCGCCCCCCCCGGGGGGTGGCAGGGGTGGGGGCTGCTGCTGCGGTATCTGAGAGACGCCAAAAAAAATTTTTGAAAAAATTTTCTCAATCATATTGACGGGCTTGTCACTTCATCCGATAATTTGACTCACAAGTCAATCACAGGAGCACGAAATGACAACATACGCCTACATGAGGGTAAGCACGGTTGAGCAGGCAGACGGCACCAGCCTGGACGACCAGAAGCGCCAATGCAAGGGCTTGGCGATGACTCACAACCTGACCATCCAGATGTTTGTGAACGACCCAGGCGTCAGTGGCGCCGAGTTGTTCTTTGATCGCCTGGAGCGTCACGGGATCAACCTGGTCGCCGGTGACGTCGTGATTGTCGCCAAGCTGGACAGGTTCAGCCGTGACGCTGCTGACGCGCTGCACACCATTAAGCAGCTGTCGCAGATGGGGGTGCGGTTGATCATCAACGGCCACGGCGACGTGACCGACGAGACGAACGTGTCGGCCCGTCTGATGCTGGAGGTCATGGCGGTGTTTGCTGGGCACGAGCGCCGGGTGATCAAGGCGCGGCAAAAGGATGGCCAGGCAGCGAAGCGGGCCAAGGGCGGGCACATTGGTGGCTCGGCGCCGTTTGGTTACCGGGTCGAGGGCCGTGGGCATAACGCCACGCTGGTCGAGGTACCCGAGCAGCAGCAGGCCATCGCCAAGGCCAAGGGCCTACGTGATGCTGGTCTGTCGTACCGCGCGATCAGCCGCGAGCTGGCGGCGGACGGGGTGAAGGTGTCGTACGAGGCGTTGAGGAGGGTATGCGATGCGTGAGCAGCATAAGACCAGGGCGGTGGCGGTGATGATCCGCGAGCTGCAGTACGGGGCGACGTCGCGGGAGATGGTTGAGGCGAGCGGCCTGCACGTCAACACCATCTGGCGGTGGATGCGTGCGCTGCGGGGCGAGGGGCTGGTGTACATCGAGGGCTGGGAGAGGGACGCCAGGGGATGCAGCCTGGTGCCTGCGTACAGGTGGGGCAACCGCAAGGACGCGCCACAGCCGCCGCGCAAGAGCGGGATGCAGCGTATGCGCGACCACCGACGGCGCAAGAGCCTGCGGCAGATTCAGGATGCCTTTGTGGGGGTGACGGCATGAACGAGCGATTGAGAATACTTGTCAAGGAAACCCGCCTGGATGTGTATGGCCTGGGCGGGGACAGGGAACGGTGGGAGTACATCGTCGAAAGGTTCGCCAAGTTGGTTTTGCTTGAGTTTGGTGACGAGAGGTACATACCGTCGGAAAGTGTCGATAAAACGCAAGAAATCGAACATGAGTTCAATTGCCCACGCTGCGGTCATTGCTGCCGCGAATGGGCTGGGCTGACGGATGAGGAAAAGGGCTGGTGTGCTGCGCCTACGTATGAGGAAACAATTGAGCGTGTAGAGGCCAAACTCAAGGAGAAGAACACATGACAGAACTTGAGAAAGCAGCGCGGCAAGCGTTGGAAACTTTGCTATTGCACTACGAGCACCCGCCCATCAATGTGCCGGTGATTGAAGAGCTACGTCAAGCCATCGCAAATGCAGAGAAGCGTGAATGGGCTGGGCTGACAAAAGAAGAAGTTGACTCTTTGGAACTACCTGATTGCCCAACTGTGTTTGAGTTCGTGCAGTTCATTGAAGCCAAGCTCAAGGAGAAGAACACGTGATTGAACCCTACGTGCCCAAGGTTGACCCAAGAAGTATCTACGCCCGTGCCGCTCAAGTTGGTGGGCTAGGCTGGATGCTTAAAGACGCGGCGCACTACGAAGCCCTGATACGGTTGGTGGACTATGTGCGTGAGTATGAAAGAAACATTGGCGGTAGCCTTTTTCCCATGCCTAAAATTTAACAGGAGAAGAACACTTGAAGGGCGGCATTGACTACCAGACGGAGGCTGCGCTTAAGCGAGCCAATCGGATAAACCGCGCTCGGCGGTACAAGGTCGAGCGCTACTTAGAGGAGCAGGCGATGGAGCGAGAAGACGAGGGCGAGTACACGGTGCGGGAGATAATCAAGGCCTGGCTGCAGCTGGCGCTGGTCATGGTGATCGGAGCCTTTATTGCCGGGTTCATTTGGGGTACGTTCTTTGACTAAGCCTAACGTGTTTGCTGAGTGGGTCGCCCGTTACCGGCACGACCCCGTGGTGTTTGTGCAGGAGGTGCTGGGGGTTGACCCCGACCCGTGGCAGGTCAAGTTTTTGACGGCCATTGCCAGGGGCGACCGGCGCATCTCGGTCAGGTCTGGCCACGGGGTGGGCAAGTCAACGGCGAGCAGCTGGGCGATGCTGTGGTTTTTCATGACGCGCTCGCCGGTCAAGATCGTGGTCACGGCGCCGACGTCTGCGCAGCTGTTTGACGCGTTGTTTGCCGAGCTGAAGCGCTGGGTCAACGTCATGCCCAAGCCGCTGCAGGAGCTGCTGCTGGTCAAGCAGGACAGGATCGCGTTCAACAGCGCCCCGGACGAGATGTTTATATCGGCTCGTACCTCAAGGGCGGAGCAGCCCGAGGCGCTGCAGGGTGTCCACAGCGACCACGTCATGCTGGTCGCGGACGAGGCGTCTGGCGTGCCGGAGGCGGTGTTTGAGGCTGCAGCTGGTTCGATGTCAGGGCACAGCGCGGTGACGTTGCTGCTGGGCAACCCGACGCGGTCGAGCGGGTTTTTCTTTGACACGCACAACAGGTTGAGCGAGGAGTGGACGACCTTTAGGGTGTCGTGCGTTGATTCGCCACGGGTCTCGGACGAGTACGTCCAGGAGATGATGAGCCGCTACGGCGAGGACAGCAACGCGTTTCGCATCCGGGTGCTGGGCGAGTTCCCCAGGTCTGACGACGACACCATGATCGCCATGGAGCTGCTGGAGTCTGCGCGCAACCGGGACGTCGAGCCGAGCCAGTTTGCCGAAACCATTTGGGGCTTGGACGTGGCTCGGTTCGGGTCGGACTGCTCTGCGCTCGCCAAGCGCCAGGGCAACGCGGTGACAGAGCCGGTGCGGGTTTGGCGCAACCTGGACTTGATGCAGCTCACGGGCGCCGTGGTCGCGGAGTACGAGGCTGCGGCTTACGAAACGAAGCCGAGCGAAATATTGGTAGACTCAATCGGACTCGGGGCAGGGGTCGTTGACCGACTGCGCGAGCTGGGGCTACCGGCACGAGGGATTAACGTCTCTGAGTCGGCGGCGATGTTGTCCAACTACCGCAACCTGCGGGCAGAACTATGGGGTCGAGCCAAGGCGTGGCTAGAGCGCAGGGACTGCCGTTTGCCAAAGGATGAGCGATTGGTCAACGAACTGGCCACGGTGCGGTATAAATTTGCCTCCAATGGCAAGTTGCAGATCGAGAGCAAGGACGACATCAGGCGGAGAGGGCTGAAGTCGCCGGACGTGGCGGACGCGTTTGTGCTGACGTTTGCTGGCGACGCGGCGGTCGGTCTGTACGGGTCGAGCGCATCCGGGAGCTGGTCTAAGCCGCTGCGCAGGAATGTGCCACGCCTAGCGTAAAGGTGTAACAATTAGCCCTAAACCCATTTGGAGGGGCTGATGTCATCATTTGCGCCAAGTATTACGCTGCAGGACACGTACGAGCCGTTTGAACTGCAGCTGGCTCGCGGGCAGATTCAGCGGCACACGTCGGTGTTTAAGTTTGGGTTCAACCTAGACGTCAACGGCACCGAGGAGACGGTATGGGACGCGGGCGGGATATACACGTACCCGGCATCAGCGTTGACCATGACCGTGACCAGCGCAGCTGGCGCGACCGACAACGGCGTCGAGATAACTGTCATTGGGCTTGACACCAACTGGGACGAGGTCACGCAGACCGTGACGCTGGCGGGGGCCGGAACGGCCACGCTGGCCACAGCGCTGCGCCGGGTGTACCGCGCGTATGTCAGCGGTAGCACCGAGTCCACCGGGGTTGTGACCATCGCCAGCGGCGGCACGACGTATGCGCAAATTTCGGTCAGCGACCAGCAGACGCTGATGACTGTGTACACGGTACCGGCTGGCTACACGGCGTACCTGTACAAGGGCACGGTGTCGGTTGGCACCACAAACGTCAACCAATACGTAACGGCGCGGCTCAAGGTCAGGACGTTTGGCGGTGTCATGCGAACGGCGTCAAAGGTGACGTTAAGCAACGGGTTCATTGACTTTGACTTTGGCGTGCCAATCGCGGTGACCGAGAAGTCTGACATTGAAACGCGCGCCGTAAGCAGCGGCGCCAACAACGCGGTAAGCGCTACGTTGACGATTGTTTTGATCAGCAACACGGGGTTCTAGGATGAAAACAAAACCTGCACGCAAGGTGGCAAAAGTCATGCGCGAGTACAAGGGTGGCAAGTTGAAATCCAGCAGCGGTCAGAAGGTGACCAACCCCAAGCAGGCTATTGCTATTGCGCTGTCTGAAGCGCAGCGTATGAAAAAGGGCAAGAAATGAGCGAAGAATACGAAAACGAGTCCTACGAGAACACGCCTATCGGCATGGCAGAGGAAATGCAGCGCGAGGTCGCCGAGATGAATGGCGAGCAGCCGATGGACGACGAGGAGCTGCAGAGCATTGTCGGGGCGGAGATCGAGGACGCGATCAGCTACATCGACAGCGACCTGAGTCCTTTCCGGGCGCAGGCGACCGATTACTACCGTGGCGACCCGTTTGGCAACGAGGAGGAGGGGCAGAGCCACGTCGTGGCCACCGAGGTGCGCGACACGGTCAACGCCATGCTGCCCAGCATCATGCGCACCATGTTCAGCAGCGAGAAGATCGTCGAGTACGTGCCGCGCGGGCCGGAGGACGTAGCCAACGCCGAGCAGGCGACCGACTACGCCAATTACGTGCTGCAGCAGGACAACGACGGCTTTATGGTCATGTACAGCACGTTTAAGGACGCGCTGGTGCGCAAGTGCGGGATCGTCAAGACCTGGTGGGAGGATCGCACCAAGGTGCGCGTCGAGAACTACACCGGGCTGGACGAGCAGACGCTGATGGTGCTTCAGAGCGAAGCAGGCGCGATCGTGACCGTCATTACGCAGTACGACGACCCCAACATCTCGCCGGAGATGCTGCAGCCACAGGTTGACCCGATGACTGGTATGCCTGCGGTTGACGAGATGGGCAACCCGGTCATGCCGCAGATGCCGCAGCTCTTTGACGTCGAGATCAAGCGCATCACCAAGGACGGGCGCATTGTGGTTGAGGGCGTGCCGCCAGAGGAGTTCCTGATCGACCGCAACGCGACCAAGCTGGAGGACGCGAGCATCATTGCGCACCGCAAGATGGCCACCGTATCCGAGCTGGTGGAGATGGGCTACGACGCTGAGGAGGTCAAGCAGTACATCACCAGCAGCGACCTAGAGAACAACGACGAGTACCTGGCACGTCGGCCTGTCACGACGACGATTGGCATGGCCAACGAGAGCAACAACCCGGCTATGCAGCGGGTGCTGTACATCGAGAGCTGGATCAAGATCGACTACGACGGCGACGGTATTGCCGAGTTGCGCAAGATATGCTCGATGGGCGACGGGTACAACATTGTCAACAACGAGCCTGCCGACTTTGTCCCGTTCGCTGACTTCCCGTGCGACCCTGAGCCGCATACCTCGCCGGTCGAGGCAAACAGCATCTTTGACTACACCAAAGACCTGCAGGAGATCAAGAGCGACATCCTGCGTAATACGCTCGACAGCCTGGCGCAGTCGATCCACCCGCGCACGGCGGTGGTCGAGGGTCAGGTCAACATGGACGACGTGCTCAACAACGAGACCGGGGCCATTGTGCGTATGCGTGCGCCGGGTATGGTGCAGCCACTTGCGCAGCCGTTTGTTGGGCAGGCGGCGTTCCCGATGCTCGACTACGTTGAGCAGATGAAAGAAAACCGCACCGGCATGAGCAAGGCCGCGATGGGGTTGAACGCTGACGCGCTGCAGAGCAGCACCAAGGCCGCTGTGGCCGCTACAGTCAGCGCCAGCCAGAGCCGTCTGGAGCTGACCACGCGCATCCTGGCGCACGGCATGAAGAAGCTGTTCAAGAACCTGCTGTTCCTGATGACCACGCACCAGGACAAGGCGCGCATGGTTCGCCTGCGCAACCAGTGGGTGGCCGTCGATCCGCGCGCATGGGACGCCAACATGGACGTCACCGTCAACGTGGCGCTGGGCACCGGCGACGTCGAGCAGAAGATGCAGATGCTGATGATGATCAGCGCCAAGCAGGAGCAGGCGCTGCAGCAGCTGGGGGCGGTCAATCCGCTGGTGACTCCGGCCCAGTACAGCAACACCCTGCGCCGTATGGTCGAGATGGCTGGGTTCAAGGACAGTAGCCAGTTTTTCAACGCCATACCTGCGGACTACCAGCCGCCACAGCCCCAGCAAAAGCCGTCGCCCGAGGAGGTGCTGGCGATGGTGCAGGCGCAGTCGATTCAGGCCGACATCCAAAAGAAAGCTGCCGAGCTACAGCTCGACCGCGAGAAGATGCTGCGCGCCGACGACCGCGAGCGCGACCGCATCGAGTCCGACGCCATGCTGCGTGCGGCGGAGATCGAGGCAAAGTACGGCACGCAGGTCAACATCGCCCACATCCACGAGATGATGGAGAAAGACCGCGAGGCCATCCGGCAGCAGGCTGCTATCGCACAGACCGCGATGCAGCAGTCACCCCAATACAACCAGCAGGTAATGTGACATGGCAGATTTGCGCCAAAAGGTGCAGCGCGGCAAAAAGGCGCTTGAGATTCTTGAGGACGAGACCATGGCCGCAGCCTTTGCGGCTTTAGAGGAGCGTTACACAAACGACTGGAAAACGAGCAAAATTGACGATGTTGTCAAAAGGGACAGGGCGTATGCAAATATGTCTGTCCTGCAGGACTTCAAAGACCAGCTCCAGTCGTTTGTGGACAGCGCCAAGATCGCAAGCAAGCAGTTGGAGCGTGACAAATCAATCTAATTGAGGGTTAAACTATGAGCAATGACACCACAGCGCAAGCAAGTGTCCCAGGGTTTATGACAGCCGAACAGGCTGGCGAGGCCATTGAGTCGATGTTGTCCGGCGACGGGGAACAACAGGAACTTGAGGCGCAGCAGGATGATACCGATGAGGTGGAGTCCGAACAGGAGTTTGAGGAGGAGTTGTCTGCGGAGGAGGACGCAGCGGACGACGACGAGACAGATTCCGATGAGTCTGACGACGAAGCTGAAGATGAGCAGGAAGTCGAGGAACAGAAATTCACCGTCAAGGTTGACGGCAATGAAGTTGAGGTTACCTTAGACGAGCTGCAAAAAGGCTACAGCAGGACGGCAGACTACACCCGCAAGACGCAGGAACTAGCCCAAGTGCGCAAAGAGACACAGGCAGAGCTGCAGAATGTGAGGCAAGAGCGACAGCAGTACGCGCAACTTCTAGGCGCATTGCAACAGCAACTGCAGCAGGCTACTGAGCCGCAGGTCGATATGGAAAAGCTGTACGACACAGACCCAATCGAGTGGATGCGGCAAAAGGAAGTGCACAGAGAGCGGCAGGAGAAGATGCAGGCCATCCAGGCCGAGCAGCAACGACTGGCGCAAATTCAGGCACAAGAGCAGCAGCAGGTGTTGCGAGGGCAACTAGAGAACCAACGCGACTTGTTGATTGAGAAGATACCGGAGCTGCGTGACCACAAGCGGGCGCAGGCGGCATACGCTTCTTGGATTGAGGCAGGTAAGTCGGTGGGATTGACTGAGCAGGAGATAAACAACATTGGCGACCATCGCGTGTTTTTAGCGCTCCATAGGTTGGCAGAGTACAACCAGATGGTGGGCAAGAGACAGCAGATCAAGCCGGTGCAAAAGTCTCCCAAGTCAGTCAAGCCTGGTCAGGCCCAAAAAGGCAAGGTTCAGGCGAGCGCAGTTAAGCAGTCGCAGCAGCGTCTACAACGGTCTGGCAACGTCAAGGACGCGGCCAGTTTGATTGAGAAGTTTCTTTGACTTGGAGTTTTAATTATGGCTATTGCAAGCAATACCTTTTTGACCTACAGCGCAAAGGGCATCCGCGAGGACTTGTCCAATGTGATCTACAACATCTCCCCCGAGGAGACGCCTTTTGTCAACAACATTGGCAAGGGCACGCTGTCTAACACCAACTTTGATTGGCAAACTGACGCCTTGGCCGCTGCTGCTGCCAACGCTCAGATCGAAGGTGATGAGACCAGCTACGACGCCGTGACCGCCACGGTTCGCCTGCAGAACTATGCTCAGATCAGCCGCAAGTCGGTCATCATCTCGGGCACTGAGGAGAAGGTGAACAAGGCTGGTCGTCGCTCGGAATTGGCTTATCAGATCGCCAAGAAGGGTTCGGAGCTGAAGCGCGACATCGAGTTTTCCTGCTTGAACGGTCAAGCTGCCGTTGCTGGTGACAGCACGACCGCTCGCACGACCGCCTCGGTGCAGGCTTTCTTGAAAACCAACACCAACTTTGGTACTGGCGGCGCTGACCCCACCTACAGCACGGTTCCCACCGACACCCGCACCGACGGCACCCAGCGTGCTTTCAGCGAGACCATCCTCAAGGATGTGATCCAGCAGGTGTGGACTGAGGGTGGCACGCCCAAGGTGCTGATGGTTGGCAGCTTCAACAAGCAAGCTGTTTCGGCGTTCACCGGCATCGCTGGCCAGCGCTTCAACGTGACCGGCAACAAGCCCAGCACCATCATTGGTGCCGCTGACATCTACGTCAGCGACTTTGGCAACGTGAGCGTGGTGGCTAACCGCTTTGTCCGCGCACGCGACGCCTTGGTGCTTGATCCTGAGTACGCATCGATCGACTACCTGCGTCCGATGCAGACCATGGACATGGCCAAGACCGGCGACGCTGACAAGCGCCTGATGCTGACCGAGTGGGGCTTACGCATCCACACCGAGAAAGCACACGGCATTGCCGCTGACCTGACCACCTCCTAAGGTGATGGGGCTGGGCTAATAACCCAGCCCCTACTTACATGGAAAAAAGACTGATTTCAGAAAATGCCGAGGCTGGCATCAAGCAGTACTGGCATGAGCACGACGACGGCTCGGTCACGTTGCAGACGACCCAAGTCGTTGACGACGTGCTGGAGGCAAACAAGGGTTCGTTCAACCAGGTAGACGAGCGCGCAGGCTGGAAGGGCGATATGCACCGCGTGGCGTCGATCCCGATGAGCCTGTACTACGACCTGAAGGCCAAGGGTATCTTGGACGACCAGGTAGCCTTGAAAAAGTGGCTCAACGACCCTGACAATCGGTACTTTCGCACCCGCCCTGGAGTGGTGTAAATGGCGATCACAAACTACAGCGAGCTGAAGTCATCCATTGGTGACTGGCTCAACCGCAGCGACCTGACGTCGGTCATCCCGACGTTTGTCTCGCTGGCGGAGGCTCAGATGGAGCGCGTGCTGCGCACCCGGCAAATGATTGTCCGGGCGACCGCGACGATTGACAGCAAGTACGGCGCCGTGCCAGGCGACTTTCTTGAGGTCAAGTCGTTTAAGCTCACCAGCACGACGCCGCCCCAGCCGCTGCAGTTTGTGACCGTCGATGAGATGGACAGTTTGGACTCGCTGAACACGGCGACAGGCAAGCCCAAGTATTTCAGCGTGGTGGGTGGTCAGTTTCGCGTCCACCCGACGCCTGACAGCAACTACACAGGCGAGTTGATTTACTACGCGCAGCTGTCCAAGTTGTCGGACTCAAACACGACAAACTGGCTGCTGACCAGCTCGCCTGACGTATACCTGTACGGAGCCTTGATCCAAGCCGCGCCGTACTTGCAGGATGATGCCCGTATCAATGTTTGGTCGGGCTTGTATGCCGCTGGGGTTGAGGCGGTGCAGGTGTCTGACGACCGGGCGGCAACATCCGGCGGGACGTTAAAAGTAAGGGCAAAACCTTTTGGGGGATAAGTAATGTCATCATTTTCTGACTACGCAGAGGATTTAGTCCTCACTTGGCTATTCACTACCGACAGCGCCACCCGTCCTACGGCTTGGTACGTTGGCCTGTTCACGGCTGCTCCGTCCGACACCGGCGGCGGCACCGAGGTCAGCGGTAACGGTTACGCACGTAAAGCAACGGGCACGATTAGTGTCAGTGGCACGGCGACAACCGCAACCAACTCGGCTGCGATTGAGTTTGCGGCAGCAAGTGGCGGCAACTGGGGCACCATTACGCACGCAGCTGTGTTTGATGCTTCAACTGGAGGGAATATGCTTGCTTGGGCAGCTCTGACCACCAGCCGCACCATCAATGACGGTGATATTTTCCGAATCCCGGCATCGAGCCTGACTATTACCCTGACATAAGATGGCCAACTACGGTTCCGGCGACTACGGTAGCGGGGACTTTGCCTCTGAAATTAGCGACTATGGTTCCGGCGCATATGGCGTCGGGAACTACTCTTATGGCATAACCACGGGGGAAGTCAGCATCGTTTGCGCCAGCAGCATGACAGCTGCTGGCGCAATCATTGTTAATGCCTCCCTCTCGATATCTAGCGGCACTTCTGTTGGAATATCTGGCGATGTTGTCAAGGTGGGGGGAATCAGTTGCGACGCACAGTCAACTGTTGCGGTCAGCGGCTTACGGTACGCTGTTGGCGCATTTTCTATATCAAGCGCTTCTAACGTATCGGCATCTGGTGTTCGTGTTGTTGATGGTTCGTTTGCTGTATCTTCAGCAACTAGCGCATCAATAGCCGGTCTGCGTTACGTTATCGGGTCGTTTAGCGTATCAAGTGGAACTAACGTCTCGGTCAGTGGCAATGCTGTCAAGCTAGGCGCTTTTGATGTTGCGTCAAGCACCTTTGTCAGCATTACTGGTTCCCGCGTTGCTGTTGGGGCCGCAAACTTATCTAGCGCATCAACTTTATCTGTCAATGGCAGGATAATAGTTAACGCGGCAGTATCTGTTACGCCCGCTACTTCTGTATCAATTAGTGGGCTGAGGTACGCGATTGGGGCTGCCGACATAGACTCAAGCAGCTCGGTATCTGTTGCCGCCAATCCAGTCAAAAGAGGCGCATTTGCCGTTGCCTCAACCACTAGCGTAAACGCTAGTGGTGATGTAGTGGTTGACGCCGCAGCAGATATTACAAGCACGACCTCTGCCAGCATCAGCGGCCTGCGGTACGCCGTTGGTGAGGCGTCTGTCTCAGGTTCTACATCAGTTGCTGTGTCCGGGCAGGTTATTGTCGGTGCTGATATTGACGTCAATGGCTCGACCTTGATGTCTGTTGACGCCATAAGGGTCGCTTTTGCACCGATGACCATTGCATCAGACATGACCATGGCCGTCGGCTCGGTGGTGGTTTTTTCTGTAGACTTGACTTTTGTGTCAACATCCTCGGCGAGCGTGTTTGCAAACAGCGTGATGCCGTTTAGTTTTTTGGTGCGCGCAAGGTCTACCATGACCGCAGATGGGCGTCTAAAATGGGAACAGGAATCGGACACCGCCGAGACGTGGAGCGCGATTGCCGACACGCCTGAGACATGGAATCCGATTGCAGACAATTCAGAGGACTGGACTTCGATTGCAGACGAATCCGAAAACTGGACTCCGATTGCAGATAATTCAGAGGCTTGGGAAATAGCCGCGTGAGGTAATCAATGGCTGATACGAGTACAACCAATTTAAGTTTGACCAAACCCGAGGTCGGCGCATCGACCGACACATGGGGCACCAAACTCAACGCAGACCTAGACATTATTGACGGTCTGTTTTCTGCCAGCGGTGATTTGGCCGTTGCTAACGGCGGAACGGGCGCCTCAAGCGCATCTGCGGCCCGCACCAGCCTTGGCGTTGCCATTGGATCGGACGTGCAGGCGTATGACGCAGGTCTGGCCGACATTGCTGGCTTGGCTGTCACTGACGGCAACATCATTGTGGGCGACGGCACCAACTGGGTTGCCGAGAGCGGCTCAACCGCCAGGGCTAGTTTAGGTCTGACAATTGGTACAGACGTCCAAGCCTATGACGCCGACACCGCCAAGACCGACACGGCTCAGACGTTCACGGCCAGCCAGCGCGGTACTGTGACCAGCGACAACGACCTGTCGTTTGACCTGTCGGCAACCAACAACTTTTCATGCACACCAACGGCTGGCGGTACGCTGACGTTTACCAACCACACGGCTGGCCAGTCAGGCTTTGTATTGCTGGACAATTCCAGCGGGTATGCAATCACGGCTGCGGCCACGACCAAGATTAACGCTGCTGACCTGACCACAATCAGCACGGCTGGCGTGTATGTGTTGAGCTACTTTGACAACGGCACCAATGCTTACATCATGGTGTCGCGGAGCTTTGCGTAATGGCCGTCCTACCTGTTGGCTTTGGAGCAAGCGGCGGCTACACCATCGACCGCAGCTTGCGCTTTCGGTCTAGTGCGTCTGCTTATTTGAGTCGGACACCTGCGTCTGCTGGCAACCGCAAGACTTGGACTTGGAGTGGGTGGGTAAAGCGTGGAAGTCTTGGTGTATATAGTGCGCTGTTTGCTTGTAACAATGCTGCTGGTGGTGGTGATGAGATAGGGTTTACTAATGCTGATGCACTTCAGCTTGGCACAAATGGTGGAAATCAGATTTGGCTTGTCACAAGTCAAGTATTTCGTGACCCTTCTGCGTGGTATCACATTGTTGCTTCAGTTGATACAACTCAAGCCACTGCCTCAAACAGAGCAAAGCTGTATGTCAATGGTGTGCAAGTCACTGCGCTTGGGACTGCTACATACCCAACACAAAACGCTGACACTACGAACTTCAACACAACAAGCCAGCATCTACTTGGGGGCGGCTATGTCTCACTCGACGGCTACATGACCGAAGTCAACTTCATCGACGGTCAAGCCCTAGATCCCACCTACTTCGGTGAATACAACGAGGACACCGGGGTATGGCAACCAATCAAGTACACCGGGACGTATGGCACGAACGGGTTCTATCTGAACTTCAGCGACAACACCAGCACGACCACGCTGGGCTATGACACCAGCGGCAACGGCAACAACTGGACGGCTAACAACATCAGTTTGACCAGCGGGGTGACATACGACTCCATGACCGATGTGCCGACGCTGACGAGTGAGGATGCGGCGAACTATGCTACGTTGAATCCGCTTGATAAGTATTCATCAACAATTGGTACATCTGAAGCAAACCTAAAATTGATTAGCACAAGCGGCGGGGCGTATCAGCAAATTCGCAACACGTTTGGAATGTCTAGTGGCAAATGGTATATGGAGTGGGTGCTTGTTTCTCAAGGCACTGCTGGTAGAACTGGTGCATCACTTGTCAAGTCAAACAGTCCACTTAGTGGCGCTG